TGAAACCATAGAGCGTCAGGGCTACTCACAAGATGACTACGAGGATCAAGAGGGCGATCCTGCAATGCGCTCTGTGGCAGTCACAGAAGCCTACATGAAGATTGACGTGGATGGCACAGGTGTACCCGTTCTGCACCGCTTCATTTGCGGCGGCACAAGCTATCAACTGCTAGACATGGAGCCTTGGGATGAGGTGCCATTTGCAGTATTTGAGGTTGATCCAGAGCCACACACATTCTACGGACGTTCTCTTGCGGAAATCATTATTGATGACCAAGACGCAGCAACAGCTATCCTACGCGGCGTACTTGATAACGTAGCCATGACGAACAACCCTCGCATTGGTATTGTTGATGGTGCGGTTAATATAGACGATGTGCTGAACAACGAGATCGGCGCAATCGTGCGTATGCGTCAGGCTGGCGCTGTGCAGGAGCTTAGCGTTCCATTTACTGCAGGCCAGACGCTAGGCGCGCTTACCTACATGGATCAGGTTGTAGAGAACAAAACTGGCGTATCTCGCGCGTCAATGGGACTAGACCCAGACGCGATGCAGTCCACCACAAAGGCTGCAGTACAAGCTACAATCCAATCACAGGCTGGTCAGATTGAGGTGATGGTGCGCAACCTTGCAGACGGTATGAAGCGTCTATTCGGCATCATGCTACGCGCAGCAATCAAAAACACAGACGAAGAGCAGCTTGTGAAAATGGGTGGGCAATTCGTGCAGGTTGATCCCCGTGTTTGGCGCTCAGACATGGACATTGGCATCAACGTGGGTCTAGGCACAGGCCGCGAAGAAGAGAAGATGATGGCGTTGCAGCAAGCGTTCCAAATCCAGCAGCAAATTTATACGCAGTATGGGCCATTTAACGGCATGGTGAGCTTGACGAACATACGCAATACGTTGTCTGATATGTTAGCTGCTGCTGGCATTCGCAACTCTGACAGATATTTTGCTCCAATCACGCCAGAGGTCGAGCAGCAGCTACTTCAAATGCAGCAACAAGCGCAGGCTCAGCAAGCTCAGGGTACTGACCCTAACCAAGCCTACTTACAGGCAGAGCAGATGAAAGCGCAAGCCAATATGCAGACAGATATGGCTAAACTGCAGCTAGAGCAGCAAAAACTAGCTATGGAGGATGATCGCAAGCGTGACCAGATGGATCAAGACTTGCTGGTAGATGCAGCTAAGGTGCTGGGTCAGTATGGCACTCAAGTTGACGTAGCTGCGATTAGAGCAGCGCAACAAGCGGCTAGAGGATAATGGATAGCATTCGTTTACAGGCAGATGATGCAAGACGTTTAAAGAATGACACTGCTTTTCAGCAGTTTGTCCAAGATGTTCGTGATGTGCAGATCAGCATATTCACAAACACAACTGCTCAGGAGATTGAGCAGCGTGAAGAGGCGCACGCGATTATGCGTGCGTTAAACCAGATCGAAATGCAGCTTGACGCAGCTATTGCTGCAGAGCGCATGTTAGATCGCAAATAAGGAGTAGCACCGTGGAAGCGACTACACTAGATCAAGCAGTGGATAGCCTTTTGGCACCGCAGGAAAATTCTGAAGAAACAGTTGAAGCTACAGAAGAGCCAACTCAAGACGTTGAGAGCGATTTTGAAGATGACGCTGCGGATGAGGAAGTCATCGAAGCATCTGACGATGATGGTGAAGCCGAATATGAAGATGATGCAACTGAATATACTGACGAGGTAGAAGCCGTTGAGGATGACAGCGAAGAAACTCTGTATGACATCACTATTGATGGTAAGCCAGAGCGCTGGACCCTTTCCCAACTAAAGCAGTCTGCTGCGGGTCAGGGCTATATTCAGCAAAAAATGCGTGAAAACGCTGAGCGATCTAAGCAGATTGAAGCAGCAAAAGCGCAACTAGCTCAGCAGTTAGACGTGCTGAACACTTTAACCCAGCAAGCGCAGAATGGCGAACTTGCTCCACCTAAGCCACCTTCAAAGGAACTTCTTGAGAGTGACCCAATTGGGTACATGCAAGAGAAGGAAGCCTACGAAACGGCAATGGGTGAGTATAACGTCAAGATGCAACAAGTGCAGCAACTGCAAGCACAGCGTGCGCAACAGTCGGAGCAACAAAAACAGTTGCATCGTCAGGAGCAAATGCAAATCTTGCAGCAACGTGTACCTGATTTCGCTGACCCTCAGAAATATGAGAAAGCGGCTCAGGATATGCTGAAAGGCGGTCAGGAGTATTACGGGGTTCCGCAAGAAGCTCTAATGCAACTTACTGATGCTGTAGAGATTGAAATCCTGTATGACGCGATACGCTATCGCAGACTGCAGGCCAATCGAAAAAACGTAGACCAGAAAGCTAAGAAAGCTAAGCCTATGGTCAAAGCTGGTGCAAAGAAAGTTCAGGATAGTGGCGCTGCAACTCGCAGAAAGCAGGAAGCTAGAGCAGTTAAGTCAGGGAATATCCGTGATTTCACTGACCTACTCCTAGACCCAAAACTTTAGTAAAGGAAAGTGAACTATGGCACAGCCAACCAACACATTCGACAGCTATGATGCAGTCGGTATTCGTGAGGATTTGAGTGATGTAATCACCAACATCTCACCAGAAGAAACACCATTCTATACAAAGTCTGGCAAGTCTCGCGCTCGCAATACTTTGCATGAATGGCAAACAGACAGCCTACGCGCGTCTACAACCAATGCTCACATTGAAGGTGATGAAACAACTGCAGAAGCTCGCACAGCGACAACACGTCTGCAGAACGCAACGCAAATCTTCAAGAACGCAGTAGTCGTACCTGATACTGACGAAGGTTTGGACAAAGCAGGCCGTGCGCGTGAAATCGCGTACCAAACGCTAAAAATTGCCAAAGAGCAAAAATTGGACATCGAAAAAGCACTTTTCGACAACAATGCGCGTGTAAACACTGCAGGTTCTGCGCGTGAGCTTGCTGGTGCGCCTGCGTGGATGACATCAAACGTTGACTTCCAATCTGGCAACTCAGGTGCAAACCCAACTGGTGACGGTTCTGACGCTCGTACAGACGATGGCACACCAACAGCATTCTCACAAACAAAGTTTGATGGCGTTATGCAGTCAATCTGGGAGAATGGTGGTAAGCCTGACACTGTATACCTATCAGCGTATCAAATGAATATCGCTCTAGGTTTCACTGGTAACAACAACCAGCGTTCATCTGTGCAAGCTGGTGACGAGCGCGTTGTGAAATCACTCGCAGTGTATGTCACACCTTGGGGTACAGTTGAGTTCATGCCATCACGCGAAAACCGTGGTCGTGACGTATTCATCATGCAAGATGATATGTGGGAAGTCGCAACATTGCGTCCAACCAAAAACGTTGCGCTGGCAAAAACTGGCGACAACACAACTCGCCAAGTTGTTACAGAACTTACACTTGTATGTAAGAATGAAGCCGCATCAGGCATCATTGCTGACAACTCAACATCATAACGTCATAGCGTTATTGAGGGGGCGGCAACGCCCTCTCTCTTTATCAGGAGGCAGGTATGAGAGTTTTAGTTAAATATCGCAGCATGTCCACAAGTCTAGGATTGGTGCGCAACGGCGATATTATTGATTTACCACAAGACGAAGTTAATAAGATTTTGCTGACCAAGCCCTTGGCGTTAGAGGCTCTACCTGAGCTTCCACTTGAGGAGCCTAAAAAGGTACAAAAAGCTGTACCTAAGAAGCCTGCAGCGAAGAAAGCACCAGCGAAGCGCAAGCGTGCGCGTAAGGCTGACGGTACGCTAAAAGCTGATGATCCATCCACACCAGACGTAAATGAGGCTTGGGAAGATGGCAAACACCTCAACTAAAATCAAAGAAACCATTAAGTTTGAAGATGATAAGCTCATCATCAAAAAGACGCATGACGCATCTGTAGCGCTGAAAGACGCGCAGCAAGCGCGTGAGCTATCCCCTAACGCATTCGCGTCAGACTACAAGCATGTCGGCAACGTAGACATGGCTATGCTTAATAACTGGCTAAAAGAGGCTGGAGTAGCATGGACAGATACACAAGCAGTAAAAGATGTGCTAAAAAGGAAGTTAATGAGTAACGAATTTTCTGGCCTGCGTGTGTGGGAAGGTAAGTGGTAAGATGGAAGTGAACTTTGAGATGATAAATGCTGTGATGCAGTGGATCGTTTTGCCGATTGCTGGCGTTGTGATTTACATGTTCAACAAGCAAGCGCAGCATCACACTGACATAGCAGTTCTCAAGTCACTTCAAGAAGCCACGAAAACCTCACATGATCGTGAGATGAAAGAGATGAAAACCACCATCGCCGCGATCTTCACAAAGCTCGACAATATAGAGCAAGCATTGAGAAAATGACATGGCTATACTTGAGAGCATTGCCGCTGCGAATGCCGCTTATTCGGTTATCAAGACTGCTCTTGGGAATGGTAAAGAGACTGCGGGACTTATTGGAGCAGTCGGTAAGTTTCTTTCTGCAGAAGAAGATGTAAAAGAGGCTGTTCAGCGTAAAAAGAACAGTCCACTTACCGCAATCGCTGGTGGTGCAGAGGGCGATTGGGAAGAGTTTCAAGCATTAGAAGAAATACGCAGGAAGCGCGCTGAGCTAGAAAGCTATGTGAGGCTGTATTGTGAGCCTGACACATGGAACCGCTGGCAGCAGTGGCAGCTAGAGGCGCGCAAGCAACGCCAAGCCGCAAAGAGGGCTGCGCATGAGGCTCATCAGAAAAAGATGGAAATGATTGGCTACATTGTTGCTGGGCTAGTCGCCTTTGGTGGCGTAGTTTTGGCAATTTACTATTTAGGTGTATACATGGGGAAGTGGTAAACAAGTATGTGGTGTATGACAAAAATGGAAAGGTCGTCATAATCACCAGCAACAAGAGGATTGCAGACAAATATGCCAGCAACAGTAATTGATGACTACAAAATATTTCCACGGCTGATGATGTTGGTCGTGACAATCTTAACCTACCAAAGCGTCCACTGGTACATGTCTTTGCCTGACCCTACGAATGGTCAAGCGGGGCTTGTTAGCGTCTGCATGGGCGCACTGACAGGTTGCTTTGGCATCTGGATGAACAAGGAGGCCGCAAAATGATACAGGCTCTCATAGGACCGCTTACAGAGCTTGCTGGTGGCTGGCTCAAGGGCAAGGCAGATGCAGCAAGCGCAGCGGCTAATCTAAAGCTAGTAGAAGCAGAGGCCAAGGCTACCATTATGAAATCCGCAGCTACGTCTGAGGCTGAGTGGGAAAAGATTATGGCGCAGGGCAGCCAATCGTCATGGAAAGACGAGTGGTTAACAATACTGTTTAGCGTACCATTGGTGCTATGCTTTACAGGCGAATGGGGTCGCAAGACAGTTGCAGATGGCTTTGCCGCGCTAGAAAGCATGCCCGAATGGTATCAGTACACGTTGGGTGTGATTGTGGCTGCCTCGTTTGGTGTACGCTCAGCAACTAAATTCTTTGGGGGTAAAAAATAATGGCTAAAGGTGATGCGTTAAAGATGCTGCAAAAGAAATGCGGCGTAACTCCTGATGGCGCGTTTGGGCCAAACACAGCCTGCGCTATCGCAAACTATTACAAACTGAATGCAGTACGTGGCGCACACCTACTAGGTCAAGCTGCGCATGAAAGCATGAACTTTCTGGTGTCTGAAGAAAACCTGAATTACCGCGCGAAAACCATGTGCCGCGTGTGGCCCTCACGATTTGCCTCAGAGGCAGAAGCTGCACCATACGCAATGAACCCAGAGAAACTTGCAAACAAAGTCTACTCAGGGCGCATGGGGAATGGCCCAGAAAGCTCTGGGGATGGCTGGAAGTACGCAGGTAAGGGCTTCATTCAGCTTACAGGTAAAGACAATGTACGGGCCTTTGCAGAGCATATAGGCCGCGATGGTTTAGTTGACGATCCTTCACCGATTGCTGACGAACTAGCTATGGATAGCGCAATATTCTTCTTTGAGAAAAACGGGCTGTTCAGGCTGGCAGATCAGGGTGTCACTGATAGTATTATCAAGAGTATTACCAAGCGTGTGAACGGTGGCTATCATGGGCTTGATGATCGCATGAAGAAAACCAAGGACATCTACCGTTGGTTAAGCTAGTGCAGCATCTCTGCACCTTCGCTCTCACCTGACATAAGCGCAAGCACAACAATGATTGCAGCCATGACTTCCTCTGGCTGTGATCCAAGCTCTACACGCTCATCCATGTAGTCCAGAAGCGCATCCACTTCCTCGCTTGTGCTTTCAATATCGTCATCCATGTCGATTTTCACGAAAGTTTGCATGCTGCACTCCTTGTGTTGGCTAAGGCCAGTCTACAAGGTTTTGCAGGGATTAGCTAATGTCCATTGCGTCAGTTCCGCGCTGGATCATGTCGTGGTGCATTGTCTCACATGTGCGCAGCAAGGCGATATAAGCACGAACAAGGGCTTCCATTTCGTGATCGCCACGCATCCATCGGTCCTGCGGTAAACCGCGCTCTGCACGCTCTATAATCTTTGCTGCGATGGCAAAGTAATCTGGTAGGTCATTCATCCTTTTCTCCCTCTTTTTCCATCCAATGATAAATCCTGTGGCAATTACAGCACAGCGGGATACATTTCTCAACTTCTGCCCACATCTTCTTAAACTGTCCTTGCTGCAATAATTGACTTACCTTTGGGTCGCCGTTCTGGTCAGGGTGATGGAAATCTATTGCAGCGGGGTGAGAAAAGCCACAAAAAAAGCAGGATAAACCTGCCTTGTAGTCTCGAAACTTCTGTCTTTGCTCTTTCTTTCGCTGTCGCGTTCGTTCAAGCGTGCGTTCTCTGTTGCGCTGATACCACTCAGCGCCGTAACTTTTACTATGCTCCCTGCGCTTCCCCTTGTCTTTGTAAGGCAAAGGTCAATCTTCTTATGCTGGCTACACGCCTGAAATATAACATATTTATTCAGGTCTTAGAACAGGCCGCATAGACTGCGACAATTTGTCAGTCTTAATGCACCACATATTAACGTCACCGTCTGCGTGCATGTACTTCTCCATGTCCTCGTTATCGCGGATCATAATCTGGCATGCCTCATATGAGGGCAGCAGTATATACGACTGTATATCCATGCCGCGCACTGCGTATTCTATGTAAAACGCTGTGAAAAACTCCATGCTATGGCAACCTATAATTTGGCAAAGCGATTGGATCACCATGCCTGTTAAAAATGTCAAAGTTTGATGCGCCGCCGCCGCTTTGGATCATGCCTTTTGTCCAACTCCTAGCCTGCTTCAGTGATGCAAACTTTACATACTCAAATTCATCATACTGATTAAAGTATCTGACCACATATTTCATCTTGTCCTCACTCCCTGTTTTGCTAAATTGTCGCGGTGGGGCGCGGCGTCCAGCCAGCAGCTATATCCCGACATTCTTCATAGCGCGCCCCACACGATTACTTTTTCAACGCATACTTTATTGCAGCGGCTGCAAGTAGGCTAATGACTAGCTTGCCGAATATCTGCCCCTCGACATACGCAAGGGAACCGAATGCCACATACAAAAACACTATGCTATCCATAACAGCGCCCACTAACCCAGAGGCAGCAACAGCTAACGCTCTGCCGTGCTTGCGCACATAGGTATAAGCACCAAAGTCTACTAATTCAGAAACGCCAAATGCCAATATGCTTGCGAGAGCTATGAATGGATCGGCAAGTAAGTAAGACAAAATCGCACCAATCAAGATACCGCCTAGCGCCCATTTTGCACCTAAATGCTCTTGGACTTGATCGCGCAAAACCAAGGCAGCGCCAACCATTAAAACACCGCTAGGCGCAGTCATGCCAAATCCAACAGGGATCATGCATGGCCCATCTGGAATACAAAACGTGCCTACGTTTCCGATCATCCAATTTGCTGCGGGTATTGTTGCTATGTATCCCGCCAAATAAGCCCAGTTTTTCATGTCTATATCCTTTCTTATATCATGTTGAGCATGGGTTGCTCATTAAGCCAGCAAAGCCAATTATCCAGCTTCGCTTTGTTTAGGTCTGGCGCAAAGGCGAGATGGGTTCCATCTACGCTATCGCACCCTATTGCAGCGGCAAGGCGCATACGTTTATAGGAATTTACCCTGCCCATATGCACCCACTTGTCACGGCGTTTTGCCTCTCCGACTAAATCGGCGGCAGCTTGGCTCAACTTCCAATCTGTACTGCCGCCGATAAATATTGCATCCAACTTAGACCAATCTACCGTGCTTGGTAGTTCACCATCTTGGCAGACGTATGCAGCCTTAAAGCCCAGCTTTTGTATACGAGGCAACATTGGATATGCGCGATCCTTTGTTTTTTCAGCGTCACCAACAACGTCAGGCGCAGCGGCAAATAAGCATCCTTTCCTGTCTAACTTATCAAGCCACTCAAGAAAGCCATCATCGCTGTACTTATCTGCCTGCACAAAGCAACCATTATCAGCCGCAAAAAGGCTGTGACCGCTGATTGACTGCTTGCCCGCGTTAAAACTCAGCATCACGCCAATCTGATCGGTACACTCAACCTTTTTGCCGCTTAGATAAATCATTTCATAAAATACTTTGCTTTCCAGTAGCGCACACTGCTTTCAGATATGCCTAGCTCATTGGCTATATCCACTGTGCGGAAGCCTTCACTAACCATCTCACCAATTAACGCTAAACGCTCTGGGTTATATGTACCTTTCCGCGTACCTTCCCGCTTTGGCTTTGGTTCTTCCCTCTTCTGCTGTTGCAATCCTGTACCCCATTTCTTGCGGTACGCAGCATTTTCCTGCTTGGCTAGTGCAGCCCATGCTGTTGCTATTGTCATACTGGTGTTCCCTCTATTTCTACTGGTTTTTCTTTTTGATCAATGATGTGTTGCACAAGCGCGCGTATCTCATCGACTTCATTTTTCTGCTGATTTGGATTTGCCTTATGCGCAGCACACAAGCGCACAACGCGCTTGAGATACTGCAGTTCCTGATTAGGTGTCATTATTTTCCTCAATAATTGGTATCTCGCCATCGCCGCTGCAAAAGGCGCAGATTTCTTTTTGCTCTTCTAGATAGCCACTGTCGCGGCTAGGTCCGTGGCGGTGCGGAACTTCATAATATATGTATCCCTCACCATCACAAGTTTTACATTTCTCATAACCTTCTAACATGATTATCTATCCCGCCATGATACTACTTTTTCTGCATACGCGATTGCGCATTTATCTGAGCAGAAATAGTCATGCTTATGCTTGTAGCTTTCACCATCCCAAAGCGATGCTCTGTGACTGTCATTCCAACTATCTGACCAGATGACTTGCATGTTACCGCTATAAGGTTCTTTGCCAGAATAATTGGTAATGTCTTTTCTTGGGTTTTTATTGCAGTGTTCACACGGTCTTTTATATTTCCAGATTTTCAAAACGGTGGCTCCTCTTCTTTGTTTTTTGGCAACCACACCATGTCGTGATTTAGCCAAGTGATTAAAAATTCTCGCAATGACATATTTTCCTCATCTGCCGTTGACACAGATATCATTTGCATATAATGGTGATAGCGTCAACTATTTTTTCGAGAGGAAATGATATGAGCGAAATGGTACAAGTATTGGTGCGTTTGCGCCCAGAGGTCGCGGAAGCACTGACCGTATGTAAAGAGCGCACGCGCATGAGTAAGTCAGGTATTGCTGAGAATGCATTGCGTGATTTCTTAGCAAAGCACGGCATTCAAGTGGAGCAGCCGAAAGTCGATGGTTAATGGACGCAACAAGGGCGCAACATTTGAGCGCAGCATAGCGAACATGCTTTTTGCTGATCTGGGCTTAAATGCAAAGCGCGACATAGAGCAGTACCGCGCTGCTGACCACGGCGACATCATTACAGATGATGACACTTGGCCTTACGTAATCGAATGCAAGCGCTACGGCGGTAAGCATTTTACGTTTCGCCCAGAGTGGTGGGTGCAGGTTGAAAAGGCAGCAGGCGCAGCAGGAAAAGAACCTGTGCTTGTGTATAAGTATGACCGTCAGCCAATCACTGTGGTCATGCGTTTGGCGTATCTGATGGGCGATTGTGCGCATCACGATGAAAAGGTGCGCATGGATTGGGATGCGTTCATCTACATAGCGAGGGAGAATTGGTCATGATTAGATGTATTAACGAAAAAAACATCAAGGCGATACCGTGGGCGAGAGTGGAGTTCCGTGATAACCCATACAACTTTAGACAAGTTGCGTTTCACGTATATCACAATGATCACCACATTTTAGAGGTGAGCGGAGCGCACGCAAACAAGATGCTTTGGGCGTTCTTGGACGATGCGACAGAGTTCCATCTAAAGCAGTTTAAGTTGGGCATTGAAGAGAGACTTATGGAGATCGAAAATGAACGCAGTTAAATACGATTTACCAAACGAGGAATACCACAACAAAGACGTGTATCCTCATATTAGCTCAAGCGACATTAAAGAGATCGAAAAGACATCTTTGCTGCATTGGGCAATCAAATCTGAGCTACCACGCAAGAAGCCAACCCCTGCAATGCTGATGGGGTCAGCAATTCACGCAATGATTAGCGAACCTGAAAAGGAGCTATTCGTGCGCGGCCTGCCTGACCGCAGAAAGCGCAGCGAATGGGCAAAGCTAGAAGAGGCGGCAGAAAAGAAGGGGCAAACCGTCCTGACTGAAAGCGAATATGATGAGGCAAAGCGTATTTCAGATAAGGCAGTCGAAACTTGCCCTGTGCTAAAAAACGCATTGTCACTGGATGACCTGTTGGTTGAGGCAAGCATATTCACGAAATGCCCACACAGTGACATGTTGTTAAAAATACGTCCTGACATGATGAGCATGAAGTTACGCACGATGTGGGACATTAAA